CAAAAAACTATTGCAGGTCCTGCAAGAGCACAGCACACATGGAATGATTTAGAAGGAAGAAAATATGCAGCACTAGGTACATCTAAATGTTTATACATTTATTATGAAGATGCTTTTTATGATATTACACCATTAGATACTGAACCTGGTACAGCATCCTTTAGTTCAACAACAGGATCTTCGACAGTAACAGTAACTCTTACTTCTCATACTATTGAAGCAAAAGAATACGTAACATTTTCTTCCGTAACATTACCTGGTGGAGGTGTTACAAGTTTTACTGCAGCTGATTTTCAAAATAATACTTTTGAAATTACAAATGTAACCACAAACACTTTTGATATTATTATGCCTGCAAATGAAACAGGTACAGGATTATCTACAGGAGGAAGTGCAACAGTTGAATCTTATGTGGATATTGGCCCTACAATACAAACTTATGGTTATGGTTGGGGTACAGGTTTATTTGGTGGAACACTTACTGGAGCATCTTCAACTTTACTTAATGGTGCTTTGAATGATGATGCATTTGGAACTGGAGGATCTCCATCTACTCAAGTGACAGTTGACTCAACTACAGGGTTTCCAACATCAGGAACCATTTTAGTAGGATCAGAATTAATTTCTTACACTTCTAAAAATGCTACTAATTTTTTAGGGATAACTAGAGCTGTATCAGGTTCAACTAGATCTGCTCATGCAGACAACTCTACAGTACAAAACGCAAGTGATTTTATAGGTTGGGGTGAGGATGTGACACAAACAAACATTATTCTAGATCCTGGATCGTGGTCGTTAGATAATTTTGGACAACAATTAATTGCAACTATTAAAGATGGTAAAACTTATGTATGGGACGCAGGTTTAACAAACCCCTTAGATAGAAGAGCAGTTATAATGACTGGTGCACCTACAGCTTCAAGACTAACGATTACTTCAGACAGAGATAGACACGTTGTACATTTTGGAACTGAAACAACAATAGGTGATGCTAATACACAAGACCCGATGTTTATAAGATTTAGTGATCAGGAAAATTATAATGTTTATCAACCAACATCTGTAAATACTGCAGGAACTTTTAGACTGGATACCGGAAACAAAATTGTAGCTGCTGTATCTGGTAAAGATTATAACTTAATTCTAACTGATCAGGCTGCTTACACCATGCAATTTGTTGGTCCACCATTTACCTTTTCTATAAGACAAGTTGGTTCTAACTGTGGATGTATTGGTCAACACGCTGTTGTATATGCAGATGGTCAAGTTTTTTGGATGGGTAGTGCAGGTGGATTTTTTAAATTTGATGGTACAGTAAAACTATTACCTTCTTTAATTGAAGACTTTGTATTTACTACTGCAGGAAATAATTTAGGTGTTAATTATGCTTCTAATGAAATTATTTATGCATCACATAATTCTTTGTTTAATGAAATAAATTGGTTTTATCCTAAAGGGACACCGTTAAATGACCCATCTGTTCAAAATGATAGAACAGCTGTTTACAATTATGTCGAAAATACTTGGGCTACAATGTCTTTAGCAAGAAGCACTTACGCTGATGCGGCTACGTATGATGTGCCTTACGCAACAGAATTTAATCCTTCAGCAACACCTAATATTGGAAATCTTTATGGAGCTACTAATACATTTGGAGCAACAACCTATTATGCTCAAGAAGTAGGTTTGAACAAAATT